CTGAAATTAGACCAACAATTACTGTAAGTGTTGCTCACGATTTTGATTTTGCAGCTGCAACTCCAGATCATGTTTTGGGTGCTATGTGGAATTCTTGGCAATCACAATGGATAGGTGTTGTTGAACAAGTTGATCCCGGCGATGATTTTGAGAATAATAAGTTTGTAAGATCAATAGAGTCAAAAAGAAAACGAGTTGAAGTTGCGACTAAAGCAATTGCAAATATCGAAAGGTCAGGAAATGGTTATCGAATAACAACTAAAGGTGTTCGTCCATTCTGTCGGTCACAAGCTGTTTCATTTACTGGAACTGGATTTAAACCAAGAATAAAATTGTTTGCATATTTTAATAATGTACCAGTATCACGATTTATTTCACCAAATCCATTAATAACTGATTCAGCTGGAAGAATTAGCGGCGTATTTACTATACCAGACCCAAATTTTCCCGGCAACCCATTATTTCCTACGGGAGAAATTGAATTTAAACTTAGTAGTGATTCAACTAGAGGGGCAATGGTAAATGATGCCTCTGAGTCACTTCCGATAGAAACTTTATCAGAAGGGTTTGCAATATACTATGCTATTGGAATGTTTGATCAATATCAGAATGTATCTTTGTCATTAAGACCACCACCGCCACCCCCAGCACCCCCAGCGGTATATATTTATCGGACTGCATATGCCCCGTATGATGTGGGAGAAGACGGCGATGCAGAGGGTGCCGACTCCGACTCCGACGCCGGCGGCGACTAGTAATGTTGGACCGGGCCCCCGGCCGGGGGACACATAAATGAATAAGAATAATTACAAAGGAAAAAACTGATGACTGAACCAACTAGATTAAAAACAATTCAACCAATGTCTCAAACATTTCAACTCCCATTGGATGAAATCAAATCTGTAACTAGTGGCAGTCTCTCTACCAAAAGTTCGTTTCGAGGTGGTGCATTTATCACTTCTGTTGATATATTCTTTTTTGGGAAAGATGAAGAATTGCCCGTATTTGTTGAAATTAGAGAAACAGACACCGGATATCCAACTACTAAAAGACTAGTCTTTTCTAGAGCGGTATTGAATCCAGTAGACGTTTTTACATCAGAACTTGGTGATGTTCCAACAACATTTACATTTGAATCTCCTGTATATGTCTTAGAATCCACTGACTACGCCATTGTAGTGGGATCACATTCTCCAGAATATAAAATTTTCATTGCAAGAATGGGAGAAGAGAGTTTGTTGGGAGGGAAACTATTGGATAAACAACCAATGATTGGAACATTATTTAAATCTAGCAATGATCGGGCATGGGCAATATCTCCAATGGAGGATATGAAAATAACGATTAGAGCCGCTTTATTTACGGTCGGAAGAACCTCTAGTGTAAAAAATCTTGCTGATGATACTGGTTTGGGAAATTTAACTCTCACCAATAGTGCTTTGCCAAGTAAAACTTTGTTGACTAATCCTCTAACATTTTCTCATGGAGATACTGCTTTAAAAGTAAGACATAAAGACCATGGTATGCATACCACTTCAAATAATGTTATTATTGCTGGAGTTAAATCTGGTTTAGAGACAACTTTAAGCACTGGAATAACTGATGTTGCTACTACCTTAACATTAGTTAGCGGTACAAATTTTGGTAATACCGCTGGAAAATTTGCAGGAACAGCAGATTCTACTTCTCGTTGGTACATTAAGATTAATGATGAAATTATGTTTTTCACAGGTATTACATCTACGGCAGTTTCTGCTTTAACTAGGGCACAAGATAATACAACTGCGGTGGCACATGCTGCTGGTTCAGTTGTAGAATTATATCAATTACATAAAGTTCCGTTTATAGAAATAATTAATACTCACACTTCAATTGGTAATATTGATATTGATTCATATAGTATAACTCTTACTAGTAGTCCAGTATTTGATGGCGGTTCGGGATCATCTTCTGAGAATGGTGGTACAGTTGTTACTGCTACAGAAAATCATATCAATAACACTGGTGTTCTTCAAATAAGTCATTTGAATTTAGAAAACACAAAGATAACTAGTTTTGTGAGAACGACATCTGCAACAAGTGTTTCTGGTAATGAAACATCATTTAGTAGAACAACAGCAGTCAATGAAAGAAAAGTTCCTTTAAATGACAATTATGATTTTGATACTACTCAAATGATTGCTTCACAAATTAATGAAACAAATGAAATGGGTGGACTTAAATCATACTTAACAAGACTTAATCTAGAATCAACAAGAGCAAATTTAAGTCCAGCAATTGACTTACAAAGGTCATCTTGGATTTCTGTAGCAAACAGAATTAATAAAATTGATAATTCTTCTGATCTTGCATCAAATCTTACTTTTATTGCTTCAACGGAACCCGAAGGGGATAATAATAGTGCGATTTATATAACTAAAAAAGTTATATTAGAAAACCCTGCAACTGCATTAAAAGTATTGCTTTCTGCTAACAGACCATCTGATGCTACTATTAAAGTAATGTTTAAAATTTTGTCAAGTGAAGATTCTCTAGATTTTGATGATTTACCTTACACATTCTTTAATATTACTGGAACATCAGATGTGCCTGTCAATTCCTCTTTGGGGGTTAAGGATTTTCAAGAATATGTATATAGTGCTGGTGTGACTGATGATGGTATTGGCGATCCTTTACCAGAGTTTATTTCATTCTCAATTAAAATTGTTATGCAAAGCACTAATCAATCTGCTATACCAAGACTTAGTGACTTTAGAGCATTAGCATTGGCATTGTAATGGATAATTACGAACGTGTCGAAGGCGAACCAGATTTAGCTAAAGACTCTAATGTTCCCGGCGTTGTTATAAATCGAAATAGAAGCGCATATGAAAAAGCAGTAAGACGTGCAGATAATGTCAAAGCAAAACAACGAGAAGAAGAAGAACAACGAGATACAATTAGGAACGCAACCAGAGAGATAAATACTTTAAAATCAGAGATACATGAAATCAAAAGTCTCTTGCAACAATTGGTAGACAAGTAATGGCTATACCAACGACAAAAGCTACATTTAAATCATACTGTCTAAGAAATCTTGGATTTGGTGTTATTGATATTAATGTGTCTGATGATCAAGCAGATGATCGGATAGATGAAGCTTTGCAATATTTTGCACAGTATCACTATGATGGTGTTGAGAGAATGTATTTAAAGCATTTGATTACAACTGCTGAAGTTACAAGAGCAAGAGCAAATGACACTGCAACTGCTACAGATAAAATTGATAGCACTGTAACTGCTGATTGGTTAGAAGGTAATAATTGGATTCCTGTTCCAGACTCAGTAGTCTCTGTTATTCAAGTTTTTCCTTTCAATGAAGGTTCGACATCAAATATGTTTGATGTTCGTTATCAATTACGACTAAACGATTTATACGATTTTTCTTCGCAGTCAATACTCCATTATGATATGACAATGAAACACTTAGATTTTCTGGAGCATATTTTAGTTGGAGAAACACCTATAAGATTTAATCAACATCAAAATCGTTTATATATTGATATGGATTGGGCACACGATGTAACAGCTGATGAAGATTTTATCCTAATAGAATGTTTTAGAAAACTTGATCCCACTACATATACAGATATATTTGACGATATTTATTTAAAAAGATATGCAACAGCACTGTTGAAAAGACAGTGGGGAGCAAACCTTAGTAAATTTAATGGCGTTACTATGTTAGGTGGTGTAACAATGAATGGAGAAACTTTATACAGTCAAGCTCAAGAGGAAATTTTAAGATTAGAAGAACAAATACAACTAGCTTTTGAATTACCGCCCATGTATCAGATAGGATAACTCATGGCAGTTAATTCAGCGTTTCACACAAGCAATGTTTCAGCGATTGCCGCAGAACAGAATCTTTATAGAGATTTGGTTATTGAAGCAATACAGATTCATGGGCACGATGTTCATTATCTCGATAGAACTCTTGTTAATGAAGATAAAATTCTTGGTACAGACAGTTTAGCTAAGTTCACCACTCAAGCAAAAATTGAAATGTATATGGAGAATAGTGAAGGTGGCTTTGGTGGTGAAAAAGAAATGATGAGTCAATTTGGTTTGCAGAATTTAAGTGAAGCAACATTCGTTGTTGCTAAAACTAGATTTCAAGAGTTGACTAAACAGGTTACCATAGAATCTGGAACTGATACGCTTAGTGGTTCTATCTTATTGGAAGATGGAACTCTAGATAGTGCAACAGTTGAAGCTTCAGCATCGTTTGAGAGTGGATATATTATTTCAGAAGCAACATCAACTGATTCTGATAGGCCATTAGAGGGAGATTTAATTTTTCATCCAATCCTTTCAAAAATATTTCAAATTAATTTTGTTGACCATGATGAGCCATATTTCCAATTAGATAATAATCCAGTTTATAAGATGCGTTGTCGGTTATTTGAATATAGCTCTGAAGTATTGGATACAGACATTTCTGCGATTGATGCGATTGAAGATGGTTTATCAATTGATACTCTTGCATTCCAATTTACTATGGAACAAGATTCTGCTTCAATTGATACTCTATTCTTAGAGGATGAAAATGGTAGAGTTGTGCATGAAAATGTTGAAGATACAGGTGGTGATGAAATAGTTGCACTAGAAACAAGTGATATGACAACATCTGCTGGTGTTATTCTTTCGGAGACAGGAGAGTTCCTATTACAAGAAACATATATATTAGGTGACGGTACGACAGAAAATAATATAGATAATCAAGCACAAAATGAGTTATTTGAAACAGAAGATGGGTCAATTTCAGCAACTGCCGAAAACTCAGTTTTAGACTTCAGTGAGAAAAATCCGTTTGGTGATGTAGGAGGATAATTTACAATGTTAGGGCAGCAGTTTTATCACGAAACTATACGCAAAGTAATCGTAGGATTTGGTACAACATTTAATAATATACAACTAGTTCGCAAAGATAGTTCTGGTAATATTGCTCAATCTATGAAAGTTCCTCTTGCATATGGCCCGAGAGAAAAGTTTTTAACTCGTCTAAGAGCAGATGCAGACCTCTCAAGTAAAGTGGCTTTAACTCTACCCCGTATTGGGTTTGAGATACAAAATCTTTCTTATGATCCTGCTAGAAAACTAAATAGAGTTCAAAAGTTTAAGAAAAAAAACACGGGAAACACAACAAAATCAATTGACACACAGTTTATGCCAGTACCGTATAATCTATCTGTACAATTATACATTTTAGCAAAACAATCAGATGATGCATTACAAATTGTAGAACAAATCTTACCTTTTTTTCAACCTGATTATACAATAACAATAAATGATATTCCTGACATGTCAATTAAAAGAGATATTCCTATTGTTTTAAATGGGATTAGCTATGAAGATAATTATCAGGGTGAGTTTGAATCTAGAAGGGCCATTATTTACACATTAGATTTTACTGCTAAATTTTATTTATATGGTCCTGTTACATCTAGTGGTGTCATTAAAACTGTTCAAGTTGATCAATTTCTTGACCTTCCTGATAAATCACCGACAAGACAGCAGCGATATACCGTCACACCAGACCCAGTTAATTCTAGTGCAGATGATGATTTTGGATTTAATGAAACAACATCTTTCTTTACAGATTCAAAAACCTATAACCCAGTGACAGGCGAAGATGAGTAATACAATTGATAAAGCATTAGGTATAGTAGAAGAAATTTCAACTGACAATAAAAAACAAGAAGTGATGCCGTTATCCCAAGAAGATTGGG